TTGTTAACTGTCCACTTGACATAAACTGCAGGCAAATTGGTCTGGTCTTTCTATCAACTGGTCCAGTATAAACATAAGAAACATTCTTAGGTAATCTATCGGCCATTAATGAGTTGATAGAAGCTGTGTAATTGCTTAGTGCGGTGGTAACTAAGGTGTCTATCTGATCTGGTCTTAAATCAACCTGTACGCCCTTTATAATATCTTCCTTGCTTAGTCCCCCTAATATTCCAGAGGTCATATTCCCCTTTAGGGAAGTTGCAATATCAAAAGCCAGCTTATCAAAGAATTCGGCTTGGTTCATCTTTGTAATTGCTAACAATGTATTGGGAGATATTTCGGCAAACTTATCCATATTCTTTAAGGCTTTACCATAAAGACCATTCAACGCATTATAAGCATTTTTAAATTCCTTATCGGCAAGAATAACTTTCTTAAAATCTTTCTTAGATAACAATTCAAGAATCTGATCTTTAGTTTGTCCAGCCTGTATTAGCTGAAAGACCTGATCGGTCATCCGACTAACCATTAACAGATATTCTTTTTTAAACTTTACCAGTTCGCTCATTAGCTACTCAATGCCTCTGCCAGGAAAGATCCTGCCGTTGCTTCTTCTGGTTTCTCAGGGACTATCTCTGCCACCATTTCATCTAACTCTTCATCGCTTAAATCTGGGTTGTATTTCCTTAACCAGTCCTTCGTGGTAGATAAATTGTTATCCCACTCCCAAGCCCACTGTTCTCTTTCTTCTTTAGCGGTAAGGGGAAATCTTGGCTCGGAAAAGTCAACGCTATACTCATCAGGGACTCTAATATTATGGACTTCCAATATTGCACGATCAATTTCAAATCTTCTATTCTCTACACCCCTCCAAATCATTTGGTAGTCTGACATAACCGCTTCTGTTAGATCTATCTCTGCCATCTTTAAGGCTTCACCGCTGATAAAAGACTCACGACCAACCGACCACTTAACTTTTAAATTGTTATTATAAGCTACTGAATCAACATAAAACCTTACAGCGTTTAGATAGGAATCAATGTTACCACCTGGCGAAACAAACTGGAAGGACGCACCTTCTGGCAAGACCATCGGCTTATCAACTCCCAGGGAAACCTCGCTGGCACTATCTATTCCGGTAATAACGGGCTGACCTAACGCTTGTAATCTCATAGCCAAGCCGAGTTCGGTCATTAAAAGGTTAATCATTAGATTGGCGTTCACAATATCATTAGCACCGTTACGCATAAAATCTGTAGTGTAAGGATGACGGTGACACACGGTAAGTTATAGATTGGGTAGATGTATGCGAAAGGTTGTCTTGCCCTTGCCTCAAATACAGGCTCAAACTCAATGATCTGATCATACTCTAAAATACCATCTTCATCATTAAACCTGCTTCTAATTAGGTGAGATCCCAACAAATAAGTTAAGCGTTCAGCGGTTAACATTGTTTGGTCTAAGTCCTTTACGTTGTCCAGATAAGGTTGGTTGGTTCTTACCGGTGGTATTTTGTATCCAATAGCACGGGCATTAATCAGCTTAGATGTTATGTTCTGAACAATCAAGGGAACTTCTATGGATTTCAAGGGGAAGTATTTCCCCAGATCATTCTCCATCTCTCCCTGTATTCCTTCGTAATAAGATAAACTACGATAACGATCTTCCACATTGTCTCTTGTTATATTTGAAAGAAAGTCCTTTAGGGAACTCCTTACATGATCCTTAGTTTCAACTATCATTTTTTCTTTACCATTTCATTGAGGTTGCAATCCGTTGAACTATTGGCCATTTGTACGAAATTAAATAAGTGGCGGCATCAAGCGAATGAGTCAATTCTATATTTGACTTATCAATGCCACCTTTTCTATCACGCTGAACTTGCTCTAAATCTTTTATTAAATAAACACACTTTGGATCTACAGTCATCTTAATAACGCCCTTAGCGTCCTGTAGTTTTCTGTTAAGTGCGTTCAATCTATCCCTATGGCTTGGGTGTCTCCTTGCAGCCAGAACTCTATACCCGTGATCACGAAGAATCTGGTGATCTGATCTGGAACTGGTTGTGGAACGAGCCGTGCCTGCTGGATCTGGATAGACCTCTGTAATCTTTGGCCATAGTATTTTCATCTCATTGGCTAAAAGTTCGGTAGATGAATTACGCCTTCTTATCTCATCTACATAGTGGATTGTTTGGTCTGAGTAAACACAGGCCAGCACCGCTGTCATATAATCCACATTGAAGTCAATCCCGATTATAAAATAACTTGAAAGTTCTTCAGCCTTAACGACATGCTTTGACCTATCGAAAGCCCACGCTGCACGATTGGCTGCCGTCTCAAAGGATGCCATAAATTCTTGTCTGTAAGCCCTCTCATCTAAGTTGCTCTTGGCTAATTCTAATTCTTTTTGATCTACAAACCCACCATCAATGGTTTTAAACTGCCAGGACTTCCACTGGGAATCCCCGCCTTGCCCCTTTAAAAAGTAATCGTAAAAGTTATTGCTACTAAACCCATCTGGCGTACCAATCATCATAGCGTTACCGTGAGTGGTCGTAAGCATTGGATAGATCACTTCCTCAAATACCCCAGGCTTTTGGTAAGCATATTCATCAAGTACAACTCTTGAAAGTTCTGCGCCCCTAAGGTTATCACTCGCATCTGAGCCCTTAATCGCAATCGTAACACCCAACCGAGTACAGCTCAGCTCCGTCTCGTTGATCTTCCAGTCTGGTTGGTTCCTGATAATTGACTTCAATATCGGCCACACTGTAAGTTTGCCTTGCCGATAGGTCGGACTTAAATACCAGCGATTCTCTCCCTGCGACATTTCCCCTTTTAAAAGAAACATTAACCCCAGCACCGACTTTCCGAATCGTCGCCCTGCCGTAATTACCTTGAATCTGGCTGGATGGCTTAATACTTCCCTTCGCTCTTTTGTTAGAATCAGTTCCATTCATTAGTCTTTATCTTTACCTTTAACCATATCTTTAACTTTATCTTTATAGCCTTAAAATAAATTTTAAGGGGCTTATAAGAGCCTTATTTCTCATCTAATACATCATCTCCAAATTCAAGAACTCTTATTGGTTTGACTTCTTCAGTAATAATGTACTCAGTTGATTTGCCTTCAGTACGATCTAAAATCTCTTTAATCGCATTCAAGTTTCCGTGATTAGCCATATTGACCAGCTTATCTAATAACTTTTCTCGCTTGGTTTTCTCATCAACTTCAGTATCAAGGATCTTATTTAATATATCCCTGGCGGCATTGCGCCTACCATTAGGATTGTTTACTTGTCCCTCTTTGAAGCGATTACCAATCTTGTTACCTTTTTGAAATGGCATGTTAATATTAAGTTATTTTATTCACTTGGAACGATACCGATTACAACTGGTTTCTGAATTAAATCAATCAAATCTTTTATCTTCTCCTGCTCAACCTCATATACATCGAATTCCAATCTCCAGTTGTGCGTAATCTTTAGGTTCTTTATCCCCACCAATTCACAATTAAGGGCTATCCCTTTTTCTTCTTTGATCTTTTCGTACCTTTTTTCTTCGGCCTCCCAACCTTCTTTCCGTAAGTTCCTTTTCCTTTAGGCATCTTTCTTAGCTTTCTTTACCGCTTTACCTTCAGGATCGCAAACAACAGAACCGTCTTTTTTATAGGCTTCCATCTGTTCTTTAGTAGGATTGTCTTTACCAAATACTGAGCCATCTTTTCTTTTAAAATGAATCATTTCTTTTCTCCTTACGCTCACGCCTTTTAGATGCTTTGAATTCTGCTATCTTTTTTGTCGCAAGTCTTTTTATTTTTTTGCGCTTCTTAGCTGATCGGTTAGGCATTAAAACAAGCCATCTGATGCCGATTGTTCTAAGGCTGCTTCAACTGGTCTTTCCCCTGCTATTTTAATAATAGAGGAACTTAACATGGGTTTGAATCTTTGTATTTTATCGCAATAGTTGCAGACATATTCATTAGGTCTATTTCCTGGCTGGAAAAGGATCTCCTCTATGTGGCCACAATAGGAGCATTTTACATCGTGTAAAGGCATTGTTTTCCTGTCTTTCGTGCTATATTATTATTTATTTCACGAGTGGGGAGCAATGAACACCCCTCTACTTATAAGTAAAAACGTAAACTTTCTACAAGATAGAATCTTCTAAAGCCCTATCACCACGCAACTTACAGCGTTTCCACGCCATCCTTAAAGTGGATTCAGACTTATTTAATAATTTAGATATTTCTTTAAAATTGCACTTCCTAATTTGATGATGATAATATACAGAACGCTCTAAATCGGTCATTAGA